TTCATATCCGATTTCATAAATACGTTAGCTGATGAGCCTGAAAAGGAAAAGCGACACGGTTAGATGCGCGAAGACCACCTGTAAGGTCAGAACAGATCCATGCAAATGGATTTTTTCTCTTGGGAAGATTTTTCTCTGATTTTATAAATGTGGCCAACAATTAAGGTGCGAGCGGGTCCATCTGATCCAGAAACAGAGAAGGGGAGCAAATGCTCCAGACAGTTCGACTGTTTTGCCATAACCTCATCAGCCTATAATGATACTTCTGCCCAGCCACAGACATCGCAATGGGGGCAGCCTGCGGAGATCCCGGAGGAGGTGAGAATCCTATGATGAGGTGAACTGCCCTCAGTTTATGAAATCGCCCTAATTGTAGTAAAAGACAAATGCACTGGGGAATTTGTGTAAAATACAGTGCGAATGAATCAAAGAAAACTGAGTTAATGTCAGAACCCATGGGGATTACAGGAGTTTATTGACTCACTTTTCTTCTGGTGTTTGTTTTACTAATGCTAGGAGAAAGGTAATCCCTATTATTGTGATATTAAGAAAAATTGAAGAGCGAAAGGAGCAGAAAATGGAAAGTGAAATGAATAAAATTGCCACCGATCCAGCAAAACTACATGGCATGACAAAAGAGCAATCCAAGTGTGAAGTTCAATATAAGATGGCGCAAAAGATGTTAGACATCCTGCTCCTAAGAGGGATTGTAACCGAGGAAGAACGAAAAAAAATAGATGAATTGAACCGTCAATCCTTCTCACCGCAGCTTGCCAAAGTATATGTGTAAAAACACTTGCTTTGTACAGTGTGTTGGAGTAATGTGTGTTGCTAACAGGGGATGATTGTCCTAGAAAGGAGGAAAACGAATATGGCAAAAAAAGTGATGAAGATTGAGCCAGTCAGGCAAAAGGTGATGCACGAATTAAGACCTAAAAAGCGTGTTTGTGCATACTGCAGAGTCAGTACGGATTCCACCAAGCAACACACATCCTATGTTGCCCAAGTAGAGTATTATAAGAACTATATTGGCAAACATGAAGAGTGGGAATTCGCTGGTATCTTTGCTGATGAAGCAAAAAGCGGTACACAGGTCAAAAGCCGTGAAGAATTCATCCGAATGCTCAAGGAATGTGAAAATGGAAACATCGATATCATCGTCACCAAATCAGTCACTAGGTTCGCCAGAAATACTATAGACAGCATTGAAGCTATTAGAAAGCTAAAGTCACTTGGTGTCACCATATACTTCGAAAAAGAAAACATCAACACCATGTCTGAGCAAAGTGAACAGATGCTGACAATTCTAAGCTCAATTGCTCAAGGTGAATCAGAAAGTATCTCATCAAACAATCGCTGGGGAATACAAAAAAGATTCAGAGATGGCAGCTATAATCTCGGCTGTGTGGCTTATGGCTATACGAAAGATGAAGATGGTGAGCTAATAATCAATGAAGATGAAGCTGCAACAGTACGAAGGATATTTCAAGATTATCTAAACGGAAAAGGATCCTATGTAATTGCAAGAGATTTGACCAATGATAATGTGCCACCCGTTAGGACTGCCGAAACATGGAATGACAGTGTGGTAAAAGGTATTCTACAAAATCCAATATATGAAGGTGATCTGATTTTACAGAAAACCTACACCACTGAGGTACTCCCTTACACGAAGAAAATCAATCGTGGAGAGATGCCTCAGTTTTTTATTAAAGACAATCATGAACCGATTATCACCAGAGAACAAGGACAGATGGTTCGTGAAATCTATGAATACCGCAGAAAGCAGATGGGCATGGATGATAGCGGAAAGTATCAGAATCGATATGAGCTAAGCAGTAAGATCATCTGTGAAGAATGTGGTGGAACCTTCAGAAGACAAAAGATTTACATTGGGAAACCTTATGAAAAAATACAGTGGAGCTGCAAAAACCATCTTAATAGCAAAGAAAATTGCAAGATGAAAGCCATCAGAGAAGATATCATCAAAAGTTCATATCTTACTATGTGGAATAAGCTAGTCAGCAATTATACCTATATCCTAATACCACTGCTAGATTCCCTAAAGAATCTGAGAACCTGTAAAGCACAAGAAGATGATATCGAGAACCTAAATCACAGAATTATGGAACTGACTGAGCAGAGCCATATCCTGAGCAGAGTTGTGCAAAAGGGATATTTGGACTCTGCTCTTTTTATACAAAAGCAAAATGCACTGAATATCGAGATTGAAGAAACAAAGAAAAAGAGGAATGGTCTGCTGGATTCAAACGGATTTGAAAAAGAGATTGAAGGAACCATAAGGCTCCTTGAAATTATCAAATACAACCCAGAAATTATGGATACCTATGACGAGAACCTACTTGCCCATACGGTGGATCAAGTGCTCATAGGACAAAGTGGGACCATCACTTTCAAGCTAATCAATGGTCTTAAATTAACAGAGCGTATCAGTAAAGGTGGTGAGGACGCGTGATGCAGCGACATATGCCAATGGGATACAAAATGGTAAATGGTCAGATAGAGATAAATGAAGAGCAAGCCCAAATAGTCAAAGCAATTTTTACAGACTATATCAAAGAAAAATCATTAAAAGCCATAGCGAAAAAACTGTCAGACAAAGGTGTCCTCAATGCTAACATGAAACCTAATTGGAATCATGGTTCAGTAGGCAAGATACTTCAGAATGTTAAATACCAAGGGGATGAGTTTTACCCACGGTTTATTGATGAGGCGACCTTTAAAAAAGCCCAGGACCGAAGAACTGCTACTGAAGTAAAGCTTGGCAGAACACAGCAATTTAATGCGATGAAAAATCAAAGCATTTTCAGTGGAAAAATCAAGTGTGGTGAATGCGGAGAAACATATAAAAAATATATCGAACACGCAGGCAAGCCTTCGGAGAAAATTAAATGGAAGTGTAGAAAATATATTTTTGAAAACCGAGTTTTATGCAGGAACAGTTTTTTCACTGAAGATGAGCTAAAAAGCACTTTTATAGAAGCAACTAACCAACTGATCAAGCAAAAAAAGATGCTTGAAAAGATATCGCCTCAAGAACCACCGAAAATGAACCTTGAACTAAGACAGACTGACAATAGAATTAAAGAACTTGAGCAAGGCGGTGAATTTTCAAGTCCAGAACTTGCAGAGTTAATTTTTAAAAGAGCTGAGCTTAATTATGAAGGCTCAAAAATTGCGGATCACAAGCTAAATACTGAAAAAATAAAAGAGGCTCTAACAGGTATTAACGCCCTGACAGAATTTAATGAGGAACTGTTTGAAACCATTATTAAACAGATGACAGTCTATAAAGAGACATTTGTGAAAGTGGAATTTAAAAATGGAATCACTTTCAACATAAGCATTGAGTACAAACGAAAGGATGGTAAAAATGGCAGTAGTGAAAAAAACGGTAGCAATCATACCGCCTCAAGTTAAATATGACAAACATACGCGAGTAGAACAGAAAACACTTCGAGTAGCAGCCTACTGCAGGGTCAGCACCTTGCTGGAGCAACAGGAAGGGAGCTATGAAGCTCAGGTTGACTATTATACGGAGAAAATCAATAGCAATCCCAATTGGAAATGTGCAGGTATATTTGCTGACGATGGCAAGAGCGCCACACAGACGAAAAAACGTGATGATTTTAATGTCATGATCGAAGCGTGCATGGCAGGAAAAGTCGACTTAATCCTGACAAAATCGGTCAGCAGATTTGCTAGAAATACAGTGGATGCCCTACAATATATCCGAAAGCTGAAGGAAAAGAACATCCCAGTTATTTTTGAAAAAGAAGGGGTTAATACCATGGAAAGCGGTGGCGAACTCCTAATTACGATCCTTAGTAGCCAAGCACAAGAAGAAAGCCGTAACATCAGCGAAAACACAAGATGGGGCTTAACAAGGCGGTTTGAAAACGGCATTATATCAGTCAATCATAAGAAGTTTTTAGGCTACACAAAGGATGACGATGGGAACCTTGTGATAGTGCCCGATGAAGCTATCATTGTAAAGCGGATCTACAGAGAATACCTAGAAGGTAAAAGCATAATTCAGATAGCCAAGGGACTTGAAGAAGACGACATAAGAACGGTAACGGGTCTTGATCACTGGCATCCCGGGACAATCGACAAAATGCTCTCCAACGAGAAATTTTGCGGCGATGCTTGTATGCAGAAGACCTACACCATTGATTTTCTCACAAAGAAAAAAGTGAAGAATGAGGGTTATGCCCCACAGTACTACATCGAAGATAACCATGAAGCTATTGTTCCAAAGGAACTATATCATCAGGTGCAGGTGGAAAAGGCCAGAAGAGCAAGTCTAAATAAATCTGCGGTTACAAGGAAATCAAACAAGGCAAAAAAAGAAAAGAGTAAGTATAGCTCTAAATATGTACTGACAGAACTTCTAGCCTGCGGCGAGTGTGGCCATGCGTATCGAAGACAGACCTGGTCCAAATACGGTCAGAAGACAGCGGTATGGCGATGTGAGGATAGATTGAAAAACGGTGCAAGCTCCAAGTGCCAGAATTCACCCACACTAAAAGAAGAGCAGCTCCACGATGCCATCATGAAAGCCATCAATAAGGTAGTCGAAAATAGTGGCGATTTTATAGAGACCTTCAGAGAGAATGTCATACGGGTCATAGGCAATTATAGTACTCAGGGCGTTACAACAGAATATGATGACCAGATCGATAAACTACAAAAACAGATGCTGAATCTCATCGAAGATAACGCAAGACAAGGCGCTGTGAGCGATGAATTTGACGATGCATACAAACACTTATCAGAGCGAATCAATGAGCTTAAACAGACGAAATTAAAGCTTGTAAGGGCTCAGAAACAAGCGGAGAACTATGCAGAGCGGGTTGATGCACTGGACAAGGCTGTGGGCACTGTAAACCCTCAGGTGAGGGAATTTGATCAATAACTAGTCAAGAGGCTGATCTACAGCATAAAGGTGCATAAGGGGCTGAAGGTAACGATACAGTTTCACTCAGGAATTGTGATGACTGAGGAAGTGGATTGTTATGAGGATTAATTAATAGAAATATCAAATAAGGAACAATAGCCGTGGCTGTATATAGTGGCGAGAATGAAAGAATTCAAGAACTCATAGAGTTTATTCGTGCCAACAAATATCGCACTAAAATCTTCGATGACAAGTTTATTAGGAAATTGATCCAAAACGTAACCGTTTATGATGACCATTTTGTCATTTGTTTTAGATCTGGAATTGAGATTAAGATTTGAAGGCACATTTTAATAGCCCATGACTCTATGGTTTTATTATGGTTATTCAATTATGAGAATTTGGGAACTAGAAGTTAACAGTTTAGTTGTGTCAACCGTTTTTGAAAATGTCCCAAAATAATTAAAACATTAGCATCGGCAGAGAGTCGGTGCTTTTTTATCTTGAATTCGGCAAGTAGTTTTAAAAAAGCAAGTTACCAAGCCTAAAGTTATGATTTTCATTTTTTTAGTTATTAAACGCACTTTTATTCGCTAATAGATACAGTTCATTTGATTTCGGGGTATGCAAATAAAAGATTCGCAAGAAATCTTATAAATGCATATTTTAATGACCTAATAGCTATACACTTTCCATTTGAAGCTGGAATTGGTAAAGGGCTTGCTGGATACTTCCAACAATTCTTTTAAGCCAAGGATTGGTTTGAAACGTAATATGTCGATACCAACCGTTTCCAGATATAATTCCAGCTGTACGATATAGGATTCTGCGTAAGGTGTTGATTCTATGTGACCTTAGCTCTTTTGGAAGAATTTGAATCTTGAACCAATTATGCAGATTGTAAGCTATCATTTTAAGTAGCATAAAGATTTCGTTACATTTATAGTTAAGCTGACTGTTCTCGCTGAAAGCGAAGCCAGTTTTTAACTCGTCGATGCTTGTCTCAACGGTACATCTTTGATTATAATCATGAAAAATTTCTGTGGATGTCATATAATCAACATTAGTGACGATTACCTGATATTCATAACGACACTCATCAAACACTATTTGTCCTTCAACTTGTGTTGGTAATGTTTTACGGATGATGACAAATCTTCTGGCTTTATCCCAAGTAGGTAAAGGCAAAGTAATATCAGTCGTATGGAATACCTTGCCATCTTGACCTGCGGCCATCCACAGATATTCTGACGGATGCTCGGTAATGTATTTGACTATTTTCTGTACGTTCTTTGTCATTTTTGCTTTCACTACGTATTCATAACCTTTTTCTTCGAAATACGCAAAATTATTTTGGTCAAAGAAACCACGGTCACAACGAATACGCTTGAGTAACCAACGATTGGGAAGAGTTTCTTCGTATTTTTTGAAAAAATCAAGAAATGCATGGTTGCTGTGATGGCTACCTTCTTCTAAAGTAAGATCCACAAGTTCTTTAGAACCACTGATCATACCAATTTTTTCTTTGAAAGAAGGACATCCATGATACTTTGGATTGTACCCAATATTTGCAACTTCTTGTTCGCAAAAACTGTAACGACTGTATCATCGTAATCAAGCATGATTTCGCGAAGATCTTGATTACTTGCTTGCAGATTCAATAAATTTTTGTTCAATTCTCGAAGCTTTGTGCTTGCATCTTCAGGTAATAATTTTAAAAGGTCACGACATACTTTTTCGCTTGGCGCATCCTTGCCAATAATTGCGGTATAAGCGTCGTCTTGACGCAATTGCTCTATGTGACTAAATCTCGTATAGCCAAGAATGACGGCATCAATCATAAAGTTAAGAATGGAATTAACCGAGAAAAGTGAACTAGAAGCTTTGAGTTTCTCATATTCGTTCATCGAATCAGCCATCAACTGATTAAACCCTATAGACTTTTTGAAATCAGCAAGGTAAGTAAAAGTGACATTGTTGGATATTGCTTTATCAGTGAACGAAACATGTAAATTTATTTGATTAAAAATATTTCTTTTGGATGCATTTTGTGTTATAATCATAGCAGAATCCTCCTCATGGGAAATGTTTGGTAGTACTTACATTATACCCGATATTGAGTCAGGATTCTATTTTTTTAAGCAAAAAAAGAAATGAATTTATCAAATAAATTTGCACTAGTAAACACAACAAAATCAATGGCTGGCGGTACTTTTTAGAGGGTACTTGCTGAATTCAAGATAATATCAGCACCATCTTTTAACAAAGGCTCTACTAAGCTTAGAAACATAAAGAGTGTAACTTGACTTGTTTTTGCTACCTTGAATTGATCTAATTTTCTATAGAATTCCTCCAAAGTCAGAATTTCATTGGGTCCATAAAGATAATGTTCATCATCAAATGTTACTTCCATTGGAAGAACAAGACCATCAATCGTCAACAGATCAGAACCCACATCGGTTATTATCTTAATACGTGGCATAATTTTATCCTTTCTTTGTTAGGTGTTTTTTACTGCTTCACTCCAGTCTTTTGCATAGCTAGTTGTCTTGCTACATAACTCAGTTGCAGATTCTAGTACAAGATAATCTGTGGAATATGCACTCGACAAACTAACTAGCTCTGGCAATATCTGAGGATTTTCCAACATCGGACATGGTTTAAGCATATTCGCATTAAATGGTTGGTTATTGTAATATTGCATGAAAATTGGAGACTTTAACGCATCTAATAATGTTACCTGGTTGATGTTAGCATTGGAATAATGAATGAATACACATGGTTCAACATCTCCATTTGCATTGATATGAAGGTATCTTCTACCACCAGCGATGCATCCACCCACATACTTAGCATCATTTTGAAAATCCATTGAAAAAATAGGTTTTGATTTTCTGAATTCACTAACTTTATTCATCACGTGAAGTCTTTGCTCTGGAGAAACCATTAATTGCGGGATGGCATCCTTTCCAACTGGCATATAATGGAACAACCATATAAATAGTGCCCCTTCATTAGTAATGTAGTCAAAAAACTCTTCGCTAGTTACATCTAAATAATTTGCACTCGTGTAACAGGTAGATATTCCAAATGGAATATTATGTTTTTTAAGTAGCCTCATTGCATATTGTACTTTATCGTACGTTCCAGATCCTCTCCTTGAGTCATTTGCCTCCTCGAATCCTTCTAAACTAATTGCTGGAATCAAATTCTTAACTCTTTTGATGTCAATACAAAACTCATCATCTATCAATGTTCCATTTGTAAAAGTTAAAAAAATACAATCATCATGTATTTCACATAATTTAATTAGATCGCTTTTTCTTACTAATGGCTCTCCGCCAGTATAAATATAAATGTACGTTCCAAGAGCTTTTCCCTGTTTAATAATTGAGTCTATTGTTTCAAAAGATAGATTGTAGTTATTACCATATTCAGCTGACCAGCAACCTTTGCAACTTAAATT